CATGTGGATATAATACAACCGCATTTCCAAAGCCTTTCTCTCTTTCCGTGAATAATCCCATTGTGATTGCTTCTCCTGTTTTCTTAATTATTGGTTCAAGACTTTTTTGATAAAAAGCTTCATATTGAGCTTTTGTATAATCTCCTGTTAATATCGGAAGAGAAACTCCCCAATTTCTTAATATCTTTTCATCAATAAATTTTAATGTTGTTGCATCTACTAATTCTATCTTATTTTGTAATGGTATATATTCTCCTTTTATATCTAATGGTAAAAATCCACTTTCATTTTTAGAAAGTCTTTCTTCTATGGCTTTTATATTTTTTTCCATCTTTCCATCATCTAACAAAGTGTTATATTTAATTACTCCATTAATAGAAAATGAACTCTTTAGAGCTTTAGCAACTCCTTGTAATAAAGTATCATTTAACTCTAATGTTTTTAATAATGCTTTGTTATCTGGTTGTCCAAATTCATTTCCTCCCATTAGTTCATTTATTGAATATCTATATCTAATATGTATAACATCTGAATAAGCTAATATTGTCTCATATCCATTAAAAAACTTAAATTTAATTCCTAATTTTCCATTTGGATCTTGTAAAAAAGTAACATCTGTTGGTTGTATTGGATAAAGTGCTGTAAATTCTTTATCTCCTTTGTTATTTCTTACATAAGTTGGAATAATAAAAGCATTATAATTAAGAAATAATTGCCAAAATACTTTTTCAAAGAAATCACTCTGTGTCATTCTTTCATTTGGTTGATTTAATAATCTTTGAATTGTGCTACTTTCAACAGGTACTAAATCACTTCCATTTTTTCTGATATGAAATGGATTTACTTTTGTCAATTCTGTTACTAAACATGATATAGCTTGTTGCACTACATCACTAGCATATATATCTTGACCAAATTGTGAAAAAATTGGAATGTATCCATTTAGCATTTCAGCATATTTCATATTATCATTTTTAGGTTTCTTAAATTTGTTAATAAATTCAATTAGATTCAATGCTTTTTACCTCCTTAATTTCTAAAATATCACATCCT